GCATCGCTAACCTCTCCCTCTACCCATCGACCAAAGAGGAAAATTGCTTTGTCGAAAAAGAATCCGACCGCACCTTTCACCTCATAAATCTGACTAGGGGGCAGATTGAACGCCTGACTCATCTGCCATGCTTCCCATGCCTGGCGCTTTTCCGAGAACACTTTTCAAGTCATCCATCGACCGCCCAAAGGCTGCGCCAAAGATGGCCATCCGGTCTTCCATGACAATATCGTCAACATGTACAGTAGCTACAAAGTTTGGATTGTTCCAATCTTTTGGCTTGCCGTAGTCAACTTTCTTTTCGTCACTGGTGACGCGCGGCTTAACAGTAGCGGCCATGACGATCTGGTCGATAGCGATAAACATATTGGCCAAAGCATCAGGATTTTCCTGAATAGTCTCTTTGACCAAATTGTCTCGCGCTTCATCGCTCATGCTGCCATCAAGAAGCAACGGCGTAAACGTGTCAAGGTATTGCATCAAATTAAGACGGAAAAGGTCTTCACGCTCAAGACGCATCAAACGGCAGAGCTGGTTGCCAACAGGCGTCCGCATATCAAATTCTACGCGATGACGACGCTTCCATCCAGTCGGAGCATATGGATTAACAGGTTCTGCAGGCTCCTCAACAAGCTCGATAGGGCTTGAAGCAAATTGCTGCTCAATACGCTCGTACTCTGGCTGAAGCGGCTTCCCGGTGTACGGATCAAATCGTGGCTTCTCAGAGTGAAGCCCAGCCTCAGGTTCATTGCCAGTGGCGAACCGAGGCTGGGCCCCTGCTAGTTCAATCGGACTGTTCATTATGGCCTCCCAGGACTCAATGAATCGTTGTTTAATTATTCAATTGTTATGCAGTTGTAACGCTGATCGGACGGCTGAAGTCGCCCAGGGTGCTTCCACCCTTCTTGTATGCCACGCGGAAAGAGTATGCGGTAGCAGTCGTTAGGCTGCTGACAGTTGCACTGTTTGTAGTTGCAGCAGGGCTGACATCGGTCCAAGTGACACCAGCATCGACGCTCTTCTGAATCTGATAGACATCGCTGCCGACTGCATTGTCAAAGCCGCCAACCTGGTCCCAAGCGAGACCAACGCTAGTAGCTGCAATCGTAGTAACTCGCAGATCCATAGGCATCGGCAGCGGGTTGGCTTCAGGCGTACCGGGCAGAGCATTTTCGTTCTCACGGCGCAAGAACTCGTACAGCCAGCGCCCGCCATCTCCGACCATGGGCAGACCGACACCATCAATTCGAGTCGTCTGGAAGGCCCCTCCACGCAGGTCAGCCTGGAGCCTACCATTCGCCTTGGCGCGGTAAATGCGAGCGGTCATGTCGCCGCCGCTGTCCGAAATAGCCCGCCCATCAATGCGGAAGTATGGACGCTGGTCATCGCCTGACTTGCGGAAGCGAGTCACGCGGTTAGGAGCAACACCCTGTTCGATAACCACACCGCCAGAGATGATGGCCCAGGCAGGGATGGAGATACCGCCAGCTTCTAAGCTCCAGTCGACCTGGGGGCCACGACCGTGAACGGCGACCAGAACGTCATCACCGCGCAACTCATCGTACTGCTCAGTTTCTGAAAAGCCCAGCGTCATAGCGACAGGAAGCGGGTAGCTCGTACCACCCAAAACAGTGCCCTGTGCATCCGTGTAGGGCGTAAGCATAACTTGCCGCAGGCCATACGGCAATGCGTCAGGCACTTTAGCCATTTCGATTCTCCTTATTTGGTTCCTTATACCTGTACGTTTCCAGAAGTTTGCCAGTTGCTAGGTCAAACAAATGGTATGTAGGATTCTGTCGTGTACAGGCCCAGTGCCTGCATTTAACTTCAATCTTGCCGAATGCTTCGCCCTTTGTAATGCCGTGCAAACCGCCTGGGCAGCGTAACTCGACATCTTCAGGGATGCAATCTGGCTGAGCCACTATTTAGATTTCCACCTGAATCAGGTTGCCATCTTTGTCATAATCCATCCCAAGGAAGTTGTGAACTCCGCCCGGGGTGACATCGTCAATCAGCAAATATCCAAGCTGCTCGTCTGAAAACTTATCTGACTCAATAAGCTTATCATTCTTGAGACTCCAGATATGGTTAGCCTTCTTGTCTCGAATTTCAATGTCGAGCGTAGCCCAGTCTGCAGCTGTAATTTCACGCTGTGCCGCCATGCCGACATACTTAACGAACGGACCCTTGCGCACTGCTTTCTTGGTGCGACGGCGAATATCGCCAGGCGGCTTCTCAGCGTCCGGAGGCAAAACCTTGTTCTCGGTCTTTTGCTCAGCCATTGGGCTTTTTCCTTCCTAAACCGTCTCAGTCTCTCGACTAAGTATCTTATACGAAATCGACCGACATATCGTTTCGTAAGTTCTATCACGAAGATCACGCGAGCGACCATTCTTTTCTGCCAAAGTCATTGTATACCCATCTTCGCCATCGACATGCGTCATGCCCATAATTAGACGATCAAGGATATTCAACACAGAATCAATGCGTGAATAATCTGTGGAAAACTCTCGGTACATGTGTACCCAGATGGTCAAAGGTCGAATATTGCGAGTGTTGCCGTCCCCAGACCGAAGGACTGGCACTTCATCGCCCCAATGTAAAACCATAAACATTTCATCATTTGGGCGCTCATCGCCATCATAGTTTGCTAGTACAGAGTCTTCATCAAACCCAAGAGCGACTAAATCTGAATCTGCGAGTATAGCTGTATCAATAGCGCCTCTAGACATTCTTGCGCCTCCGTCTAGTGGTGCGCTTTGTAACTGCAGTGGCCTTTGTAACTACAGTCTTACCAACGCTAATGAATCGACCCCTTGCATCGCGAGCATACGTCCTCACCCTGCCTGCTGGAGTGCCAACTGAAGATTGCGGCCTAGTCTCACTAGGATCGCCGACAATAACTGGTGCCGGAGCAGAAGTATCCATCTCTGCAAACATTAAGACCATAGCGCGCATAAGCGCCTTGCCAACTTCGTGCAGAACAGGGATCACTACTCGAAATCTTTGCTCCATATGGTCTTCAAGGTAAATGCCATATGGCACACTATGGCCAGCACGCAGACCTATGCTGTGCCGACCTTCACCATAAGATTCCATCCATAGACCGGCGCGTGCTGCTCCAGTTGCTACTCGGCCCCACCTGTTAGCCATGCCATCAGGGGTCCACGGCGCTTGAACTGGCAACATTGCTTGGCCTTGCTTTGCAGCTTCTTTTCTAGCGCGTTGCATATAGTCACCAACACGATCGTCAAATCGCTCAAGATTATAGCCAAGAGTGCCCGGATCAAAATCAAATCCAGTCTGATAATAGTCAGCCATGGATCGGCTCCTTAGCAAAAGCCGTCACATGAATGCGAGTCTCATATCCATTATTTGGCACTACGCCGTCAACTCTATACTGAATATCGCCATCCACCCAAGAATCATCAACATCAACATCGGCATTATAAAGACCTAGCAAAACATACTCTGCCTTGCGAACATCATCGCCTTCACCGGTAACTTGTACGCCAGAGCCTGTGCCTTGATTGATGAATCGGAATACCTGCGCAGGAATAGGCATTGGGACTTTATCATGTCCCCCGCCAGCTTTGCGAACTTTGGTCTTTCGCTGGAAGATGATCCATGTTGGATCTTCCATGATGTATATCTTTGTATTATACCGAAGCAGTCCAAGCTTTATATTACTCAGTACGGGCATATGTGCCCCCGTATGGCGAAAGGCCATCCATGCCTCTTGGGCGATTGTAACGCCTTTTTATCTTGCCCACTACAGTACGAGTTGGCCCTGCCACTTTATCCCAATAATTCAGCATATCGAGCGCATGCTGATGAGTTTGGGTAAGCGGCCTGGATGAGCCTGCTTCCGAAACATCTGTTAGTGCAGAAGTATTGCTGACTCTTTGCAGCCAGAACAGACGAACTGTTGGGAATGCCTTATCGCCATTGTTTTTGAGCATTTCGGCGATTTTGCTGTCATCCCAACCTGCAAGCTCTTCTGCCCAATCTGGCAGATTTTGCTTGACGATATCTATGCTCGTCTGGGATGCCAACTGGCCTATCCCTTCTCCAACCGCTCACGCAGCCGCTGCTGAAGCTCAGCCTTGTTGCCAGAGGTAGACTCGCCAAGCTCACGAAGGTGGTCCTTCAAGTCTTCAACGTGAAGATCATCGATGTCAATTTCCTCGACCTCTTCATACTCTTCAGCTACTTCAGGCACGCCATGCGCCTTCTGTTCGCCATCGGGGACTTCAGAGTCATAGGCTTCTGATACATCGACAAGCCCGACAGGATACGGCACTGTTCCTGTGTTTTCACTGCCATCACTAAAATTAGGCTGTGGCACATTGTAAGGGTGCTTGTAAGGCTCTTCAGGAGCATCAATTTTGCCCTGATCGGCCAGAGTACGCTTGTGCTCGTCTACCTGCCAGCCGCGCGATCGGTCCTGAAGCCACTTCTCATCCTCTTCAGACAGTGGCTTGTCCCAATTGATTTGGCGTCCCATTTTGACTCCTATCGAGTCTCGTTGGAGTGCTTGTACTGAGTCGGGATAGTGTAGGTGCCACTCGACGTGATCTGCATGATCACAGCACCAGTGCGTCGCCGGATACCAGTGCCGAAGCCGTGGATGTAGTAACCATCGATCAGCGGGTATCGTTGCTGATTGCCGGGCATCAACTTCATGCCCCGCCAGCTTGGGTCGCTGTGCTCACGGATACCGACGATGTTCTCGTCAGTGTTTGCGCCACCAGTCGAGAGGAAAAGCAGGTAACCCGGCGGGAGCAACGGCTCTTCAATGACCATGACATCCATGTAAGAACCGTTAACGCGAAGTCCATTCCACGTAGACGGAGCCTGGCCGCCGAGCAACCCCTCAGCGTTCGGGATCAAGAGCGCGGGCTGCCCAATGGCAGGAATGAAGTCGTAGTTTGCTACTGCGGAGTTGTTGTTGGTAACTCCGAAGCGCCACTTGCGAATTTCATTGATCTGCGCACGGTTAGCAAAGCAGATGATCTGAGTGCCAGTGTCCCAGCCATAACCGTGCTCGGTCAGGTGATTAACCGCATCCTCAAAGTCAGTCGAGTCGATGGTGGAAGCGCCACTAGTCAAGTAGTGGTTGTGATTGCCATCAAACGTAACGCCCTTGTACTCCGGCGGCACGAAGCCATCGGCATTGGCCAACGGGTGCACATCATACTGCATGGAGTTGATAATCGTTTGACGAGTCCGATTATCAAACAGCGCTTCCATGACCTTACGGAAAACCAGGGCCTGGTCTGCCTGAATAGCCTTAGTGTGAATCGCCTCAACCTGAGCACGCGGCGAGTCGCGCAGGAACTTCCAGGTGTATGCCAGACGCAGGTCGTAGTCCTGGTAGGCATATGCCAGCTGGTAGTAGTTGATGTTGGTCGACTGACCCCGAGGGATGCCATACTCAGTAGCAACCTCGAACTGGAAGTCACCAATCTGCGGAACAAGCTCGATATCCGTCAGAACCGGGAAGGTCAGAATACCAACAAATCCCTGCTTGTGCTGGTTGTAGACTGTGTTGGCAGTAATGAACTCCCGCCACAGGTCGTTAAGGTCCACACCGTCTGGTGTATGGGTCAGAATCTGGCCTTCATCAGCATACCCAGAGCGGTTGCCGTCGCCACCCCAGATCTTCAGCTTGGTGCTCGCCATTTTTATCCCTTCCAAATTTCTGGAGTAGTTGCTTTACAGAATACGCGTGAAGACGGCGGTGCCATCCGTAACGGTGCCGCCGACTGTAGCCGGTGCAGACGGCGCGCTGCCTGCTGAAGTGCCAGCAGTGGTGCAGATCAGGGTGGTTCCACTGAGCGTGACATAATCGCCAACGCTGTAAGCAGTGGAGTTAGCGCGAGTAGCAGGAGTTGCTAGCCCGAACTGGCCCGGATTGAGCGGCTTCGGGTCAAAGTTAACTTCTAGCCGATCCGGTTCAACGGTCGCGCCGACGTAGTATCCGGCAAGCGACGGAGTAGCGCTGATCGCGCCCGTAGTCGGATGCGCGAAATACCGGGTACCGGCGCTACCGAAGTCGGTGCCAGGGACGCCTGCAGTCGGGCCGAAGTCTGTAATGCAGCCTTCTCGCATAATGTCGAGGCGACTGATTTCTTTCAAAGGGCCAACCCGACCAGGATTCTGGTTAACAACCCAGACTCCCTGGCAACCAGACTGCCCATTGCCCTTGACCATCTTACCAGTGCTGTCAAGGCCGAAAGCGAACAGCTTGCCCAGATCGGCATCACTGTAGTCTGCGGCCACATCCGCTCGGAACCCACCAGTTTCCGAGTCATACTTGTCGACGCGTGCCATTTCTGTCCTTCCTAAAGTGCCCTGGTCAGGTGAGTTCCATAGCCGGGTATTTTGTACTTTTCAGCAATTTTTCGATCGTCAAGCTCTTTTTGCTTTGTGCCGCCATTCGGGTGCCCGCCGCTTGGGCCTTGGCCGTCACCATCTTCTTTGGCCTGCTTAATCCAATGCGGCTTCTTCTTAGCAATTCGCTTTAACTCAAGATCGAGACCTTCAACAGTTCCAGCCTCAACATCAATACTAATGGCTTCAAGATCAATGGCCTTGCGGACATCTTCGATGTCAATCCAAGGTCGTTTATCTTGGCTAATGTTCCACTCAAGAAACTTAGTGTTCAGCAGATTTTGAAGCTTATCATTCTTGATCTTCAGCTTGTCGCGTTCTTTAGCGGCATTGCGATCATTGTCTGAGTCCTCTTTGGACTTTTCGAGGTTTGCGATCCTCTTTTTGAGCTTGATGTTTTCCTTCTTCGCAGAAGTGAGCTCATCACTATCAGAGTCATCGTCGTCATCTTCATCAGGCTGTTCTTGACTATCCTGATCATCAGACTCATCAGAATCATCAGATTGATCCTGGTCTTGCTGCTCGACATCCTGATCGCCCTGATCCGAATTATCTTCGCGTTCGCCATCACCACCCCAAATGCGAATCTTTCCGCAAGCAGCAGCGGCGGCTAGTGCTAACTTATCCGTGTCCATTTGGAGTAACTTCCTAGCGTAGACTTTGAATGAACTTGCTACGCCTTATCGTACCGGAAATTTCCTCAACGCGCCCGAATTAGCGGAATGAATTTTTCTGGATCTAACAAGCCAATCCATTCCGTAATAGAGTCTGGCGTAACAATTATCCAAGGATAGTTAAAGCCATGTGAAATAAGATTTTCCATGCATGGAATATCATCTTTGGAAGGCTCTGCAGGCCCTGTCGGATGCGAATGCCAGATGGCCTTTATGCTATCATCGTGCACATCAACTTCCATATCAAAACCATGACGACGATCGCCGCAAAAAGTATTTGGAAGTTGATGTATGATATTATGGGTGTGAATTACTCCACAAACTTCATTTGGCATGCCATCTGCCGCTAATACTCTCAAGTCGTGCAATACTTTTGGCGGCCAACCCATCACAACTTGACGTATACGCACCATTACCTCTTTTTTGTCTTCACTCGCTTAAATGAAGCGCCTTTTCTATTCGGCAAAGCCCGATATGCCGGGGAGAATCCAAGACTTTTGGTGATGGAGCTGTGCATTCCAGTTGCATGCGCTTTACGTTTTGCATATCGCCTAAGGCGTGGATTGGCAAAGAACAAACGCATTTGAGCTTTTGAAGCGAATGGCCTGGGGCCAGCATTTGTTGCTTTTCTTTTAGCCTTACTTTTGACTCTCTTTTTTGCCATTAGTACCAATACCTCCGAGTGCCAATCGGTCTACCAACAGCGCCCAAAATCCACAGAATCACTCCAACCAGCAAGATGATCCCGCCGAGTGTGTAGAGAATTGGAATCGCAAGGAAAAATCCAATCAATAGCAACGTCAGCCCCAAAATAATCACTATACGCCCCCTTCAGGCTTTTCGATCCCAAACGGCCATTTCGGTATGAATGACCTAATTTGGTTTGCGATGTTATTCACAATTGAATTAGTTTGCTTGCCCAGTTCTTCACCGATGTTGTCAACTACTTTGTTGGTCTCTTCGCCAACATTGTCAACAATAGCATTAGTTTGCTTGCCAAGTTCTTCTATGATAATACCAGTCTGACGAGCGATCATACCTTCAATGTCTTTAGACAATGCTTTAATAGCATTTGCAACTCGATCATCAATCCAACTGGTGATACTCATACAATCCTCGGAACTGTAACGTCTGCTTGGTTGTCTAGCAGCAACCTGAAGTCTTTAAAGCCAATAGCGAAGTGTCCTGCTTTGCCCCAGCTATCGCCCCAGCTATTCTTGAATTCAAAAACTTCTTCCTCATAATTAATGCCATCCATGAGGTACTGGTGCCCGCCGGCGATGTTGCTATTTGTTAGCTTGCCGACTTTCACAAGGCCATTATTTGGCCGAAACATATCTTGAGTCCACAAAGTGCCAACAGATAGCGGTGTCTGCTCAATTGCAGCCTGAATGCTTTGGAATGAAAATAGCCAACTGTATCTGACTATGTATCCGAAAAACTTAGCGGCTTTTGCAGCAGCGTTGCCGGTGGACCCAGTGTCATCCGGAGGATATGATCCTGGAATTGCATCAAAGCGAGTTGCTCTGGCGTAAATAGACAGAGCATCTGCCTCTGTGAAGAATTTGCCGCCATTCTTGTTGACCCTCACCAAGCTAGCAAAATCTGTATTCAGCCATTGTGCAGTAGCATTGCCAGTGCACGATCCGACATTGCCCTGATCAAGAACTGGCGCTTGTGAAGACCAATGCGTATTCTTTTTCTTTGGCAGCACAGCCTTTGCCATGAAAGCATAAGCGCGAGAACTATTGTCGTGCTCAACATGACGGCCCAATCGAGGGTCTGTCGGCTCATACTTGACCACTTCAATTGCAGACTGCGGCATTATGCATTAGCTTTCTGTTTGTCAGGTTTTGAGTTATCAACACTATTGTTTCCACCGTCGCCGCTATCCGGCGGTGGTTCTGGCGGCAATGGCGGCTGTTGCGACTCAACCACCATCTGTGCTTGCTCAAGTGCAGCAGGGAAATCCTTCTGGAAATCAAGCTCATAGCCCATAATGTCATTTAGCTGATTGTAAAACCAATCAATCGGCAAGACTGTACTAGCGGCATTCCAAATTTGCATCAGATCGGCTAGCTCTTTTGACTTATTGCGAGGCATAGGGTCGTCAAACTTGCTAACGAATACCACGCCTTCAGAGTCAATGCCCTCATATGCAGGAAGCCAGCCTGAGACCAAATCGTAAATAAGCTGGTCGCTGATATCAATTAGATCAAGCTCTTTTTCGGCATTTTGGCTAATCAGCGGACCAAACTTAAGCGCTAGAGCAATGCCACTTTCAGCAATAGTAGCATCAACAATGCCGACAGCAAGATCTGGCACACCAATTGCCTGCTGCATGGCTTCTTCAAGCTTGTTGATGTGATCGCCGAATGGCTGAATAGAAGAAATGCCGCTGACACGTCCAAATTGACCTCCAGATGCCACCTGGACGACTGAACGCGGGCTAATCTCCCACTCGACCTCATCGCCGTTATTGTCCATAGGCGGAGCAGCATCTGTCCAGTAGACGCCAAGCCCCTGCATGATCAAAGTCAGGTCTTCATCTGATATTGACTGGTTAATAGCATTAACAATAGTCTCTGATCCCGCCAGTTGGCTCATGCCGAATGTGCTACCGGTGGGAGCGTTGTTTTTCCAGTGATAAACTGGCAGCTGGTTGATTCCATCGGGCAAAATGAATGGATCACGAATCTGCTCAATCTTGTGAATATCTTTTTTGGGCAGAACACGTTCGTCCCAAGCGCCTAGCTCATACAAAGCAAGATCAGACATAATACGCACAGGGTCTTCAGGGTCTTCAGAATACACCTTCAGATATGTTTGGCGCCTAACAACCATATCAGACCTATGCGCCCAAGTCGCAGGTGAATTTCTTGGGTTTTTGATAATGTCTACAATGTAGCAACCAAGCATATTGCCCGTTACTGGATGCTCAATCGGGAAATAGTGCTCAG